GCTCGATTTTCGTTTGGGTTGTTCCGACTGTTGCGTATCCGCTTGAGCTGTTACTACAAACGCTGCTTGTGCAGTACCAGCTCGCCGACACCGTTTCGCTTCCGCAAGGCGGCTTGATGGCGTTCGTTTTATCGCTTGCAGAGATGATAGCGCCGGACTTCGATCTGCCGTGGACGCAAGAGCTTGAGAATTTGAAGCGCGCGGCGTTGCGGCGGTTTACGAACCTTAACATCACATCGCCCGTGCTTGGAACGAAAGATGCTGGTTTACCGGGCGGGAAGAGTTACGGGAAGCGCAGCGATTACAATTATATTTCGAAGCAGGTAAACGACTAGGAGCGCTAATTAGATGGCGCGCATCGGATTCTGCGGCGGCACGTACATTTCGCAATCGGTTAACGCCGACGCGCAAGAGTGTATCAACTTGCTTCCCGAGCGCATTGAAGGCGATGGCGGCGTTTCTGCGATGACGCTGTACTCGACGCCTGGTCTTTCGCAATTTAATAATCCAGGCGGGAATCAAACGCGCGGGAATTTCACGATCACGACAGGGCCGAGTGCCGGCAGGACGTTCAAAGTCGTTGATGCAACGCTCTACGAAGAGCTTGCGAATGGCAACGTAGTAGCAATAGGCAACGTCGGCAATGACGGTTCGCCTGTCAGCTTCGCTGCCTGCCCGCAGCAGCTTGCAGTTGTTAGTGCGGGGAATCTATATTCCTATCAACTTGCAACGCAAGTCGTTCCGCCTATCGTTGCCGGTACGTTTACAGGTCTGATTGCCGGGCCGTGGCAGCCTGCGACAGTAACAGAAATAGCATTTATCGATAGTTTCTTTTTTTTGCTCGTTGCTTCGTCGCAGACCGTTTACTCATCGAACTCTTTCGACGCTACGGCTACCGGCTGGTCGGCGCTGCAAATCAAAATCATCAATACATACGCGGATAACGTCATCGGCATGATTGTCGATCATCGCTTTTTGTGGATGTTCGGAGCGAAGCAGACGGAATCGGATTACGATGTAGGCGGCTTTCCGTTCCCGCTTGCGCCAATGCCTAGCGGCTTTGCCGAGGAAGGCTGCGCTGCACCGTTCGCGCTGAGCCAGCTCGATAACGCGATTTTTTTGTGGGGCGCGCGCAACGATCAAGGCCAGGGCATCGCTTACCGCACGAACGGCTCTACGTTTCAGCGCATCTCGACGCACGCGATAGAAGCGATGGTGCAGCAATTCGCTAAGATTTCCGATGCTGTTTCGTTCGCGTATCAAGAAAATGGGCATAAAATTTGGTGCACTACTTTCCCATCCGCGCAAGTAACGCTTGGCTACGACGTTTCGACAGGCTTGTGGCACAAGCGTGGCTTTTGGAATGCGCGCATCGGAGCGTATCAGGCAGCACTGCCGTTCTGCCATACGTTTAATTTTGGGAAGCATCTTGTCGGAGATCGTCAGAGCGGGCGGACGTATGTAATGTCATCGCCCGTACAAGCAGGCGGCGGATGGAATTTCGTTACTGATAACGGTGCGCCGATTCGCAGGCTTCGCAGAGCGCCGCACATTAACGTCGAGCATCAATGGATGCGCTACTCAGCGCTGGAGATTTATTTGGAGACGGGCTTAGGCCCCGATCCGCCGCTACTCGACGGTGCTGGCAACGCTCGCGGCCCGCAGCTCATGCTGCGCTGTTCGCGCGACGGCGGGCATACTTACGGGCAAACGCGCGTCGTCGATTGCGGGCAGGCTGGCAAGTATTCGCAGCGTGCAAATTTCAAGCGGCTTGGCAGGGCGCGCGACATGGTGTTCGAAGTTAGCTGTACGGACCCAGTACCTTGGAGATTTATTGATGGTTACGTTAATCCAAAAACGCAACCATCACCGCGCAAGCGCATGGTACATCAGTACGCGGAGGTTGCTTAATGGCGCAGCAGCTACCATTTAGAACGCCTCCGGTCCCGATAGTTGATAAGAGCGGAAATCTTACGCGCGATTGGGATATTCATCTACAACTGACAGCGCAACAGTTAAAGACGCCGGCGAATCAAACTGTACCGGCGAGCGCCAATTCACCAGGGCAGCATGGGCAGGAAGCAGTCGGCGGTGGATTTTATTACGTTTACGATGGGACGGTAAAAAAATGGCTGAAGTTCGCGCCAGTAGCGTTCTAAGTAGCGTTCTAAGTAGCGCCCTAAGCATCGAGCGGCTAACTGACCCGTTCGAGTCTATTGCTGCGCCTGTAAGCGACCGCGAAAAAGTTTTGCAAATGGAAGCGCTGATGCGCGAATCGCCAGAGCAAATTCAGATCGAGCCTGTTCATTATTTCGCTGAAGGTTTGTACGCCCGTGAAATCACTATACCGAAAGGAACTTTACTTACCGGGAAAATTCATCTTTTCGAGCACATCAACATTATTTCTAAGGGAGATATTTCCGTCCTCACAGAGAGCGGCGTTAATCGTATCAAGGCTCCAGCGATTCTTATCTCTCGGCCTGGAATCAAGCGAATTGGCTACGCTCACGAAGAAACAGTGTGGACGACTATCCATGCTTGCGATGAGAAGGATGCGGAGAGCGCGGAAAAGATGCTCGTCGTTGATACGTTCGAGGAATTTGAGCGCGCAATAAAGGAGGCTGGATGTCCTTCGTTGCCGTAGCTATCGGTGGCGGTGCGCTCATCGGTGGTATTACTTCGCTTGTTGCCAGTGGCAGGCAAGCTAGTGCGGCGAAGTCTGCTGCGCAGCTTCAATTCGAAGAGCAACAGCAAGCGCTGCAATTCCAAGAGCAGATGTGGAATACGCAGCAAGGCAACATGGCCCCGTGGATCAAAGCGGGGCAAGGTGCTGTTGGCCAGCTTGGTACTTGGCTTGGGCAAGCCGGGCAGGGACAAGGCCCGTTCGCACCGTGGACGCAGCAGTTTCAAGCTCCAACACTTGCACAGGCAGAGCAAGAGCCTGGTTATCAGTTTGCTCTCGGGCAAGGTTCGAAAGCACTGACAAACTCTGCTGCTGCAAGCGGCAATCTGCTTACAGGCAATACAGGCGAAGCGCTGCAACAATATGGGCAGCAGTTCGGCGAGCAGCATTATCAGAATGTCTACAACCGCGCGATGCAGCAGTACCAGCTCGGCTACAACCAGTACGAGCAGAATCAATCAAATCTTTTCAATCGTTACGCTTCGCTCGCAGGGCTTGGGCAGACTGCGACGGGGCAGCTCGGGAATCAAGGGCAAGCTGCGGCGGGAAACATTGCGAATATTTCACTGACAGGCGGCGCGCAGATCGGGCAGCAACTTAATAACGCAGCAGCGGCGCAAGCAAGCGGGTATGTCGGAGCAGGGAATGCGATTGGTGGAGCGTTTGGGAATCTAGGGCAGTATGCGATGCTTCAGAATCTTTTGAATGGACAAGGCGGTTTGAATCCTGCTGATTTAGCTGAGATAAATACGCCTGGAGCTTTGCCGGACGTAGCGCCACACTAATATGGGAACTATACCACTCCCCGCGCTCGACGTTCATACGCAGCAGCCTTCACCGCTAGAGTTGTATGCGAAGTTGCAGCAGATTCGCGCTTCGCAGACGCAGCAGCAGATAGCGCAGCTACAGCAAACTGGGCTTGAGCAAGAGAATCAGCAGCGCGCATTGGCATTACAAGATCAGCAAACACTACGCGCTTTAGGCCCTAAGCATGTTCAGAAAGACGCAGACGGAAACATAACCGGCTTTGATACTAACGGTTTATTACAAGACGCGGCGGGGAAGGGAGTCAACCCGCAGACGCTTAACAAAATGCGTCTTGATTACGCTGACGCGGTACAAAAAACCGCTGCTGCCGGTACGGCGCAGATCGAACTTCACGACAAGCAGAACGATCAAGCGTATCAGATTCTCGAAGGTGTTCGCGCGATTAAAGACCCTGCGCAGCGCGAGGCGGCATATCTGCAAGCAGTGCCGCAAATTAAAAATCTCGGTGTAGCCGCCGATGGGCTGCCGCCAACCGCAGACGATGTGTCGCT